CACCAGCACTAAATACTTTATTAAATCCTTCTTTAAATCCTTCCATAGGTGTTTTACCACCAGGTAACGCTGCAGCTATTGCACCTAATCCGCCTGCCATAATTGCGTGAGGAAACGTTGCTATTTTTTTAACTATTTTTAACATACTAACGCCAATATTTTTTACAATGCCACCAAATCCTATATCACTAATAGTATCTTTAATTTTTGCAAAGAACTGTATTATACTATCTGTGACCGCATCAAAGGCATCTCCTACTATTTTCGTCAATGAAAATGATGCTAAAAACTCTGCAGCTTTTTCAAATCCAAAGAATCCTAATATTTTACCTAATATAAATCTAAGACCATCTAATATGAAAATAGGACCCATGAGCAATAGATTTTTAAATCCACCCATTATACCTGCAAATAATTTAGTAACAAAACTTCCGTCTTCATATTTTTTAAATCCTTTGAAGAAACCTACAATAAAGTTAAATACACCAAAGAATCTACCAAGAACTCTACCTATACCTTTAAAAGCATTACCTACTCTTCCTAAGAATTGAAAAGCTGTTTGTATAGGCTTTAATGTTTTAAAGAAAGTAAATAGATTAGTTCCTAATTTACTAAAAAAACCAGTTGTTGAAATGGCTGCTTTACCTGCTTTATCTATTGACTTAACAATTTTACTTTGTTGTGTACCAAATAATTTAACTAATCCATTTAATGGTTTAAACAATGTGTCAAGAGCTTTTGCAAATAAACCTATAAATTTTGATTGTGTAGGTACATTAAATTTAATTTTAGTTAAAGATTCTAATGCACCAAATCTGCCTGCTAAAAAACCAGTTACAGCAGTTAAAACTTTTAATACATTTGATACACTAACTCTCACAATTCGAAAGATATCTTTCATAACTGTCATTAATTCTTTACCAGCTTTAGCTAAAAATCCTGGTGGTTTATTTCCTTTTGGTTTAAATATATTTACAAAAGCTTTAAATCCATTTGAAACATTAGTTTGTATACCTAATCTTAAATTTTTAAAGAAACCTGGAAACCCTAGCAACTTTCCTATTTTAGTACCTATTGCAGATAAACCTTTTCCTATTAATCTAAATGGTTCAAAGAATACTGATGATAAAAATCCTAATAATACACCACGTATTGCAGTTCTTATTATAATACCCATTATAACACCACGGCCTTTGTTACCAAATTCTGCTTTAAGTGTTTCTACATTTTCACCTGTAAATTTAGAAATCTTTTCAAGTAAATCATTACGTTCAGCATCTCTTCTTGCTTCTACTCTAGCTCTTAGCATTTGCTCTTTTTCAGCTTCTAAATCATCTAATCTTCCATCTTTTAATACTGCAATTAAATCTTCAATTGCGCTTAATTGATTAGTGTCTAAATTGGCACCTTCGTTTTGCATGTAATCACGAAGTTCTTGTGTATACCTTGCAGTTTCTTCAGCCATTTCAGTAGCTGCATTTAATTCCTGCAATTGTTCTACAACATCACCTAATGTTTTTTGATTTGGAGCTTCTGCCATTTAACTATTCCTATTTACCGAATGCTTTACCAGCTTCTGATATACCAAATGAACCTAATGTTACCACCACAAATGATGTATAAATTGTCTCAGATACTTTTAAATCTAGGTCCCACACTAATGCAGTAACTAAATCTGTTATACCAAAACACATCATTAGAAAGAATGATATAAATCCTATGATTGCTTTTTCATTTAAGTCATTATCATCTAAAAATAAATCCATGAATTTTCTTTTACGAGGTCCTAGTTGCTCTGCAGCAAGTCTAGCTTCCTCTTTCATTTCTTTAATCTGGTCTTCTTGTTCGTCAAGCTTCTCAATCATAGCCATATACTTATCTAAGTCTATTTCTACTTCATTTCTGCTATTGTCTTGTCCTTCAGCCATTATAATCTCCTTTGTTCGTTTTTTAAACGTTCGTTTTCTTTTTCTATCCATTCCGTTAAAAGAGCTATGTATATCTCCCTTTCCCACGGTAACATATTATCAAGTTCAGTCAAACTATATCCATGATGTTGTATCATTGCAAAGTTTGTCTTATAATGATTTACAAGACTATCGTGCGAAAGGCCTATGTAAAAAAACTTTGCAGTCCTCTTAACTCTTGGCTATTTGCTGTTCCACATTTATTACAAACAAAATCAATATTACTATTTAATGCTGGTATATCATTAAAGAATTCTGATAACTTTGTAAATTGTTCGTTATTCAGAGATTCAATAAAGTCTGTTAATGCTTTAGGAGTTTCATCCTTTGCATCATATACTTTTTCTGCATCAAATATACTATCAATACATGCAACTATCATTTTCATTGCTGATTCTACTGTTTCATCTCCAAGCTGTGAAAATTTATTAATATCTTTCACAGATGGATATTTCAATATTACACCAACATCCTCAGTTAACATGATTTGTTTATTTTCTTGTGAAACAACAGGAGCTTTAATGTCGTCAAAATCAATTTGAACTTCATTTGCTTCTTCGCACTTTTCACATTTAACATTTAAGTCTACTTTTTCTCCAACGGATTTAGACCTTAATGCCAAAAATAATGTTTCAATATCAAACATTGCTAAACTATCAATGTCTATATCATCATATACACAAGATTTAATAATATCAATGGTTGCCTGCATGATAACTTTATTATCACCGGATTCCATTGCCATCATTAGAACCTTTTCTTCTTTTACTAGATATGGTCGATAAGTCACTGTTTGACCAGTTGACGGTATATCAACCTTATATCTAGAAGTATTTAGCTCTGGTAAAGCCATAATATTTCTCCTATTATATTATCCAAAAATAGATAATGCATTTCGTATTGCACTACCTGTACTACTTATTGCACCCTGAGGTTTATAAGTATCATAACTAAAGCTCACACTCAACTTTTGAATAGTATCAGTACTTTCATTTGATAATACTATTTCATTCATTGTTGTTGGGAATGCTCCCTCTAATTTTACGCCATATATTGGCACATCTTGCTCATCTAATTGCTGTATTATAACGTCGCAAGTAATGTCCTTTTTATATGAAACGCAATATTTATTTACGTCTACTATACTATTTATCCATGTATCGAATACAGTTTTCATATAATAATCATTTGTAAGTAAAAAAGTTAAATTAACATCATCGTGTAATGTTCCATAAGGTATTTTAATTGATTGTTTTACTGTTTGATAATCAATTGTACTAATTTGTTTTCCAGGCATCGATACTGAATCACATAACATTGAGATATCTCTTGGGTCATTAATCATATTTTTTGCATTAAATTGACCAGTCAATAAACTCGATATTATTTGTTCACCATCAAAATTAAACAAACTTAATTTAGGCGGTGTAAATATAACATTAAATCGATTTGCTTTTGCAAGTCCACCTTTTTTACTAATTAATGATTTTAAGTTTTCTATACTACTCATTAGTTTCTCGCTATTCTATTAGAATCAGCCCATACTGATTGTTTACTTGTTTTCTTAAATTGTTCTACTGGTAAGAATATTGCTATTTCCCAATCGGTCATAGGCACTCTTGCAAATTGTGATTTAACATGTTTACCTAAATAATGTTTAAAGCACGGTTTAAATTCTTTAAATTTTCTTACACCTGTTAATAAATTATATCTTATTTTTGTCAGCCTAGAACTTTCAGTTGATTTTTCTGGTCCTAATGCCATTAATTCATCTAAAAATGCAGCTCTAGTATTATAGTTTAAATAATGTAAATTTAATCCATAAAATCCACCAGGTGCACCATCAATCATAATTGTTAATGGAAATCTGTCATAATATGGTAAAGTTTCTTTATGCTTTGGGTCATAGAAATACATATACATATTTCCACGTATATTTTGTGATGTTCTATCTAATGCAGTATCTTTCATTAAAGCTTCACGAGATACTTGCAAATTTGTTACATTCTTTTTAAACCACGCTTGTGATTGTTTTGTACGCTGACGAACACCTGCTCTAAACGCATTTGCTTGTAATGTGTCAAATAAACTTGCCATATAATCTATTTATACAAGATTACAGTATCTTTATGCCTAGATTTTTTAAAGTTTCTTCTGTCCAAACTTGAAACTTCCAACCTTTATGTTCAGCAAATTGAGTTGCTGCTTCCCATTTATCTTGATTTTTTGCATAGGTAACCACTTCGTTTATATACTTTTTAGTTTTACGACTACGCTTTTTAGGCGGAACAGTTTGATTTTTTGGTTTGATTTCTATAAGATATGTTTCTTTATTATCCAATTGTATTAATAAATCAACAAAGTAACGGTGTAATTTTTTATCTACTGTTGATTTATATGGAACAACTATCTCTTCAGAGTTCCATAGTTTTACTTTTGGATTGTTTTCACACCATTTAAATGCTTGTCTTTCCCATAAAGAACGATAAACAACTGAATTAGGGTTGCCTGCATACTTTTCTGGTTTTTTTATTTTGTATTTACCGCTGTAACTCATATAAATAATCCTATAGTTAATTAATTATTTATACAGGAAAAAAGTATGGCTCAAGATGCAGGAGACGGTACAGGTAGACAAGCGTATATACCAAGGAATACCACACAAGAAAAAATTCCTCAAGGTGCAGTAGAAGAACCAGTTAATGTAACCGAAGAACTAAAAAATTTATATACAGGATTAGTAAAACCTTCTGAAAGAATAGATTTAGATGGTACACATAAATTTTATTTTCCAGAAACTTTAAGAGACGGTGCATCTCAAGGGTTTCCTTTTATGAGATTTTGTGCAAAACAAATAGAAGGAAAAGGAAAAGCTGTTGTATATTTATATCAACCGCCAGGAGTTGGAGTTTCTGATGGTGCAAATTATAATACTTTTGACTTAGGAAGTTTAAAAGGTGGATTAGATTTTGCGAAAAGAGCTTTAGGTGGAAACGCTAACGTCACAAGAGAAGATGTATATGCAGCTGGATTAATTTCTAAAAATAAAATAGCTTCAGGCGGAAGTGGACTTAATATTAGAAGTAAAGCTGCATTAAAAGCCGGTATTGCAGTAAACCCTTATACAAGACAATCATTTGAAGGTGTCAATATACGTACATATAGTTTTAGTTTTAAATTAGTACCAGAAAGTGAAGTAGAAACAAGAGAAGCTAGAAATATTGAAAGAACATTTAGAAAATTTTTATATCCAAAAAGAACTGGACAAGTTGCATTAACATATCCTCCATTGTTTGATATAGATTTTTATTCTGAAGGTAGAATAAATCAATATATGCCAAACATAAAACCGTGTTATCTTACTGGTATGGAAACAACATTTAATGAAACAGCAAATACAATGTTTAAAGGAACTGGTGCACCAATAGAAATAGGAATAACATTATCATTTACAGAAGAAAGAGCTCTGGTAAGACAAGATTTATATCCTCAAGATGATGCTATTATAGAAACTGATAATTACTATGGTGGAGGTGTTCCATCAGAGTTTAAAAATGATGATACGCCAGAAGATACATCAACTGGAGAGCCATCATGAGTTTTTTTAAACAGTTTCCAAAAGTAAAATATGATTTTAATCGTCAAGGTATATCTCAAAATATGACTGATATTTTTAGAAGTGTAAGACCATTACCTTCTTTTATTGATAATTATTCGGCATATAAATTATATGAAATAAAAAATGGTGAAAGACCTGATATTGTTTCTGGTCGATTATATGGAACATCACAATATTATTGGACATTTTTTGTTATAAATGATTTTTTACATGATGGTACTCGGTCATGGCCAATGAGTCAAGAAGATTTGCAAGCATATATGGCAAAAGAATATGAAGGTTATGTTATTGAAACAAATCCTAAAATAACAAATAATTTTGAAAATAGTTTAGCAGGAAGATTTCAATTAGGTGAAACTTTAACAGGTTCAGTTACTAATGCATCAGGCACACTTACTAGAAAAATAACAGATTTAAGTCAATTAGTAATACAAAATGTTACAGGTGCTTATATTGGTAGCGCAACTGGAGCAAAAGAATTAATCACTGGTGCAACAACTGAAGATTCAGTTTCAACTTATAATGTATACAAATATTTAGATGCACCATATTATTATTATGAAACAGGTGATTCAAATAAAAAACCAGTTACAAATGCTGACCATATCACAGGTGGTAAAGATGCTTATACATTATCATATGTTACGAATAGAGAACATTTAGAAGCTACAAATGACCAGAATTCTTTTATAAGATATGTTGACCCAGAATATATAAATCAATTTACTACAACCTTTGAAGAATTAATTAATGAGTAATGTTAATACGACAAGTAATTCTATAGCTGTATCTCCAAAAGGATATGCTATTTTACAATGTAAGTTAACTACTAATAAAAATACTGTAGTGGATTTATTTCAAATAGTACAAGATGTAAAAATAAATGAAAGCTTATATCAATCTGGAATAACAGTAGATATTTTTATTTTAGATGCTTTAAATCTATTTAATGAATTAAATATTGCTGGTAATGAAAAAATTAGATTAACTATAGGTAGACAAGAGCCTGGTAATATTAAAAAGTTTTTTGATTTAAATTTACATATTGCTGAAATAAAAGATTATTCTACACCAACACCATCATCTAAAGCATATACATTACAGTGTGTATCAAAGCATATTTATTTAAATAATTCAAAAATTCTAAGAAGAGAATTTAAAAACAATGCTTCAAGATTAATAAAAGACATCGTTACAAGAGACTTGAGTTCAAAGTTAAAAGTATCGAACAAAAATAATAGTAAGGACGTAATCAATGGAATATATCCGAGAATAAGTCCATTACAAGCAATAAGCTGGTTATTAAGAAATAGTTTTGATAACGGTACTCCATTTTATTTTTATGAAACTGCAAAAGATGGTTTAGTATTAAATTCATATAATCAAATTAGAAATGATTTTAAAGAAAAAGCTTATAAAGAATATAATAATTATCCATTTTATAAATCAAGTGCTTTAGACGGTAAAGATGGAGAAGCTGTTTTTGATGAAGAATCTAAAAAAATTATGAAATTAGTTTCACAAATTAATTTATCTAAACATGCAGCATCTTTAAAAGGTGCATTTAGAGCACAATTAAATACTATTGACATCAGTACTAAAACATTAGATACCGCAAATTGGAAATATGAAAAATCAGATGGATTTACGATGAATACATATCCACCAATTTCTGATAAAATGAAAATAGATGATAAAGGAATATTAAAAGATTTTCAAGATTCAAAACAATATTATGTTTCATTGAACTCTAAAGCTTTTGATAAACAAAACGAAAGTGTATTAGATGATAGTGGTTTTTATGTTACTAAAGGCAATAATTATCATTCGCCAGCAAACAATACTATTTTAAAAGCTCAAGCCATTCAACATAATTTAGATACTATAAAACAAGAAATAATAATACCAGGAGATTTTGGTTTAAGCTCAGGCATGATAATTGATTTAAAGTTAGTAAAAAATGCTGACGTAACTTTAGAACAAATAGAACAAGAAGAATTTAGTGATAAAGTTTTATCAGGTAAGCATTTAGTTACTGGTATTCTACATCATTTTTCAAAAGAAGGCTATACACAAAATGTAATATTGAAAAAGGATTCTTTTTTGAAGGAGATATAATATGATAGGAAGAGATGCAGACCAATATAAAAACGGAAGCTTTACTTGGTTCATTGGTGAAGTAAGAGATATTGATGATAAAGAAAATTTAAATAGAGTAAAAGTTAGAGCTTTTGGTTTTTATGATGGTATACATACACCATTTTTACCTTGGGCAACTGTAATGATGCCAGTTACTTCAGCATCAAAAGAAGGTAATGGTAGTAATCATCATTTAGAAAAAGGTTCATGGGTTGTAGGATTTTTTAGAGATGGTCCATCAGCACAAGACCCAATTGTTATGGGTTCAATTGCTACACAAACAAAAGGTAAACAAGACATACCAACAGAATCATCAGTAGATAATAAAGTATATAAATCAAAAGCAGGTCATTTAATTGAAATCGATAATACATCTGATGATGAAACATTAAGTGTAACTCATGCAAAAGGTGCAAAAATAACTATAGATAAAGATAATAATTTATCAATTACAAATAGTGGTACAACAAACATTGAATCTGATGGTATTATAACCATTAAATCTTCTGTAAAAACTACTGTAATATAATGACTATTCCTGCTATATCATTGCCACAAATAGAATGTCCTGATGTTCTATTACCAACTCCAGCAAATTTAAGAAACTTATTTGGTGGTTTGGCTACTCATGCTTATCGATATGAAATAGATAGTTTAAAAGATGAGCTAGAGCGTATACGTTCTTTATTGGATATATATGACCCAAACTTTGAGAAGATAGAAATACCAGAATTAGAATGGGAAATCATGATAACACGTTTATCATCTGAATATCCTATGTATGTTCAACAAAAAATATTATCATTAATTAATGAAGTCTTTTCAATTAATTTTAATGTCACAATACTTGGTATTGAAATTGACATATTAGAGTTTTTAGCAAATCCAAATAGTGTTTTAGATAATATATCATTAGATGAAGTTGATAGTATATATGATTTAATACCAGACGAATATAAAGTATGGAATAAATTTGAAACAGCTGACTTTAAAAAAGAATCAATACGAAATTATATACGTTCTGAAGTAGCAAAGAAAATGAATCTATTAATGACTGGTGGATTTTCTGGTCTTATAGATTTGTTTGATGAAATATGGGACGGATTAGGATTACCATCATTTCCCGGATTACAAGAAATAGATTTAGAAGCATTAATCAGAGATAAAACAATAGAAGAATTAGAACAGGTTCAAATATTTGGATTTAGTTTATTAGATTTACTAGGTGGAGAATTTGATGATAATGTAGAAATACCAGAATTTCAAAAAGAAAGATTATTAAAGAGAGCAAGAGAGTTTGCAGAGGAATGGCAGACATATTTAATGAAGTTATGGATTAAAAAGGTAGAAGATTTTTTTAGTAAAATAGGATTAGGTTCAGTAATTGATTGGATTACATTTAGTTTTTGTGATTATTTAAAGCTTATAGGCTTTCCATCAACAATCGATTTACCAGAATCAGTACAAACACTCATTAATAATACACAAAGTGCACTTCCAAATACAGTTGTTGAGGAAGGAGCTAGTTAAATAGTATAAATACATATATGGCAGGATTATATACAGGCGGTAAACAAATCACAGGTAAATTAGAGCAAGCTCGTGTTGTCTCTAAGAAAAAGCCGTGGAGTGATTTAGATTTATCTTTAAAAATACATCCTATTCGAAAAGACATTATACCTTTAAAAGATGACGCTGCAATCAAAAATGCAGTAAAGAATTTATTAATAAGTAACTTTTACGAAAGACCTTTTCAAGATGATTTAGGTGCTAATCTAAGAGGATTACTATATGAACCTGCAGATGTTATTACTGAAATCGAATTAAGAGACAATATTAGAGAAGTATTAACTAAATATGAACCTAGAATATCAGTGACAAATATAGTCATAAGAGATAATTCTCAGGCTAATGAATATGGTATAACAGTAAATTTCAATATAAAAGAATATGATTCAGCTGATTCAGTTGAAATTGTATTAAGAAGGTTAAGATAAAATGGCAACAAATTTAAATGTAACAGAACTAGATTTTGCAGATATTAAAAATAATCTCAAAAACTTTTTAAAGCAACAGTCAGAATTTAGCGATTATGATTTTGATGGTTCAGGTTTAAATGTATTATTAGATGTATTAGCTTATAATACACATTATAATGCAATGAATGCTCACTATTCTTTGAATGAATCATTTTTAGATTCAGCACAAATAAGAGGAAATGTTGTAACAAGAGCAAAACTATTAGGATATACACCAAGGTCAGTATTATCACCAAGAGCAACTGTAAATATTGTCGTAAATATTGCTGGTGAAATCGGAACAATACCAACTGAATTAACTTTAAATAGAGGTACCAAATTAAATACAATTGTTGGTGGTGAAGAGTTTGAATATGTTGTTTTAGAAACTCAACAAGCAATATTATCTGGTACATTATATACATTTACAAATGTACCTATTTCTGAAGGTAGTATTAGAGAATTAAAATATAGAGTTGATAATGATATTGAAAATCAAAAATTTCAACTATCAGATTATAATTCAGATACAAGTACATTAAGAGTAAGAGTTCAATCAAACGAAGAATCTAGTAATTTTGAAATATATACTCCTTTTGAAACATTAAGAGGATTAGATTCAACATCTAAAGTTTATTATTTACAAGAAAATCCAAGTGGTTATTACGAAATATATTTTGGTGATGGTGTTACTGGATTTAAACCGTCAAATAATAATATTGTCACAATTGATTATGTTATAACTGAAGGTACAGAAAGTAATGGTGCAAATACATTTTCTATGGTAGATAACATTGGTGGATTTGGAACAATTTCTGTTACAACAGTTACAAATGCTATAGGTGGTGTCGAAGCAGAAACAATGGAGTCAATAAGATTTAATGCTCCACTTACTTTTATTGCTCAAAACAGAGCTGTTACTTCTGACGATTACGCATCTATTATTAAAAAAGAATTTAGTAATATTGATTCAATATCAACATGGGGTGGAGAAGATAATGACCCACCTGATTATGGTAAAGTTTATATTGCAATAAAACCTTTATTAGCCGAAACACTTACAACTGCAGAAAAAACAGATATTACTGGTGCAATATTAAAAGGTAAAAACGTTGTATCAATTACACCAGAAATTGTTGACCCTAATTTTACAAATTTGGAATTAGATGTTAACTTTAAATATAATCCAAACTTAACAGATAGAAGTTCAGTTGAATTACAATCAGTTGTAAGAGATACAATTAAGGATTATAATTTTAATAACTTAAATAAATTTGATGGTGTGTTTAGACATTCACAATTAACAAGAGCAATCGATAGTGCTGACCCATCAATACTCAATACAATGGTGCGTCCAAGAATGTTTCAAGAGATTACACCATTAAATAATGCAGATAATAATTTTAGTTTAACATTTAGTTCACCTTTTTATCAATCAGGTGTATCAACAGATTTTGTTCTCACATCATCAGCATTTAAAATAAATAACATAGACCACTTCTTTGGAGATGAGCCAATTATTGGTTCAACAAATAGAAAAGTAATTGTTTATAAAGTTGTAAATGATATAAATGTAACTGTTATTAATGAAGCTGGAATTATAGACGTATTAAAAGGTACTATTATATTAAATAGTTTTAGACCAGATACAACAGATAAAATAAAAATAACTGTTATACCTAATTCATTAGACTTAGCCCCAAAAAGAGACCAATTATTATCAATTGATAATAATAGCGTTGTTATTGTACCAGAAGTTGATACGATTGCAGTTGCAGGTTCAGCTGGTTCTATTAATTATACAACAACATCAAGATTTAAATAATGCCAACTAAAAGAACATTAACTCCAGGTGCTATAGGTGTAGAGACCGGAACATTACATAAAACAAAAGAAGATGTTCGTCTTGATTCTATAATACCATCGGAGATTCTTGAAAATAAAGATAAGTTAGATAAATTCTTACAAGCTTATTATACATTCATGAATATGGATGAATTTATTTATCAAGAAACTTTAAGTTTTGATGATATTGTTTTAGGTGGTTTGGCTCAATTTAGAATTCCTGACCCTAATAACGATAACAATAAATTTTTTACAGATGAAACGGGTGCAGATTCTACATTGGTACTTACAGCGCCAGACGGCACAACAGTTAACATTGCTTTAACTGATATTAATGTTGCAATTACAAATGGTAATGAATTGCCTGGTTCACTGGCAACATCAACATCAGAAATAGGTAAGACGTTTACAGTTAATGGATTAGATGCTTATAATAACTATACTGCTAAATTAACTACTATTGTTAAATACTGGGTTGGTCCTGGACCATCTTATGTAATGAATACCATTGAAGAAGCAATGGATATTGATACAAATGAAGATAATTATTTAGAATTAATGCAAAAAGAAATTGCTGCTACAATTCCAAGAGCTGTGACTGTAAATAAAAGAAATCTTTATAAGCAAATTATAGACTTTTACAGATTAAGAGGTTCATCAGATTCAATTGAAATATTCTTTAAAATATTATTTAATGATTTTGCTGAAGTAGAATTTCCATACGATAAAGTATTAATACCTTCATCAGGTAATTGGGATGTTAATCCTAACTTAACAAAAGGTGGACAATATTTAGATAATAAAGGTTTTTTATCAGATAGTATTGTAGTACAAGATAGTTTAAAGTTTCAAAAGTTTTCTTATTTAATTAAAACTGGTAAAAATTTAAGTGATTGGGAATTATCGTATGATAGACTTGTTCATCCTGCAGGATTTATTTATTTTGCAGAAATATTAATATTCTTACAATTAACAAAAGCAGTATTAGGTGAAGATGAATTTGATACAAGTGAACAAAATACAAGACTATGGGATAATTTAATTAAGATTGCAAGAAAAGTTTTATCAGCAATGCCTAATAGACAACCAGGTATTGTTGGACCAGAAGATATTCCATTACTTGTTGAAATGTTTGCATCAACATTCTTACCAAGTGCTGATGCTTATATTCATAAAACAGGTACACTATCAGTATCTTTAAAAACAGGTGTTATAAATGCATTTAGTAATTTAGTTGGAGGAAGCGGTTATACAAGTGTTCCAACAATTACAACATCAGATGCTGGAACTCCATCAGGATTTACTGCAGCAGTTTTAACTGCAAGTCTTACAAACGGTGGAGTAAGTTCTATTGCAATTAGTAATGGTGGTAAAGATTATCAAACACCTGTTGTAACTATTGCAGCACCTTCAGCAATTACTTTTGATGGAAGTGACGAAGAAACACCATCAAATTTATCAGGTATTATTCATCTTGCAGATAATACAATTAAATTAACAAGTGCTCAACAAGCTGCTTTACCAGTAAATTCTAGAGTAACGTATAGTTCAGGTGGAGGAACTGCAATTGGTGGATTATCTGATACTGGACAATATTATATTATATCATCAAATGCAGGAAAAGTAAAACTTTCTGCAACAGAAGGTGGTTCAGAAATAGATATTACAGGTTTAGGAACAGGAACAAGTCATACATTTACTGGTGAAACAGCAACTGTTACGGCAACTACTTTAGATGGAGCTCTACAATCAATTAGTATTGCAGAACCTGGATTTGGATATCCAGCATCACCTTTACCAACAATCACATTTAATGGTATCGAATTAGAAGGCCAAACAGGAGTTACTCCATCAGTAACTATTGGTTTAGATGCTAATGGTAGATTAGACATAGATAATATTATAATAAATTCAGAAGGTTCAGGATGGAAATCATTATTTGCTACAGTAGCAGCAAATTCAAATGCTAGTTCAATTGCCTCTATAGATTTTTATGGATTAGCTGATAAAAATTATCGTTCAGCACCTACTATAATATTTCCACAACCTACAGCAAAAGATGCTGATGGTAATTTATTATCTAGTAATGTATTAGCTGAAGCTAACTTTACACTTGATTCAGATGGCGAAATTAATAGTGTAAATATATCTGAACCAGGTTCGGGTTATATATTAGACCCAGTTATAAGATTAGGTAGTAGTGCAAGCAACGAATTAAGAGTGCCAGAATTAAAACATAAGAGCATTATAAATTTAAATCATAATGATGTTGATACACTTATAACAGAAGTAAAAGTAAATCCAGTACAAACAACTGGTTCTATTATGACATCTACACAATCGGCAGATAAGTTTTTACCAGAACATCGAGTAAAGGTTGTAAATCCAAATTTTAGAACCATTATAAATAATAACTACATACAAAGAAAAGGAACTAGCAACTATTTCGATACAGCTAGACTTTATAACAGTAATCAAACAATTGAGTTTTTAAACGATAAAACATTACAAAGTATTGACTCAACTGATATAAATAACTATAATACAAGTACTTTTGTACATATTGAATAAACTAGGATAGAAGAATGGCAGCAATTATCACATCAAATTTTAGAACTTTAAATGCTAAACACTTTAAAGAACAAGTAGCAGGGTCAAGTGTATATGTGGCTATTGGTAAATCGGACGTATGGTCTTTGACAACATCTGATACGACTGATACTACACCAACATTACCAAGCGATAATCTTGACGTTTTAGGTGAAGCAAGAGCAAACCTTATAGGTATGAAAAAGATTATATCTACTGATATATCACATGTTGTACCAAGATATACATGGACATCAGGTAACTCATATTATGCATGGGATTCAGATGATGCATCAATTTTCGATAAAGCATTTTATATTATCACATCAGAATTTAAAGTTTATAAATGTATCAAAGCAGGTGGTGGTGCTTCTAGTATTCAACCTACTCAAACATTGACTGACCCAACTGCAGAATCAGATGGTTATACATGGAAATATATGTATACAGTTTCTGTTGCTGATGCTGAAAAATTCTTAACAAATAGTTATATGCCCGTTAAAACTGTTCCATTAAGTGCAAGTGCGATTGTTGCAGCAACAGTATCAAGTAGTACAACTGTTGTATTAACAGAAACAGTAGACGAATTGACAGTTGGTATGGAAGTAACTGGTAATGGTGTTACAACAAGTCCTAAACCAACAATTTCTGCAATCAATGGTTCAACACTTACATTAAGTGCTTCACAAAGTATAGCA